TATGGTCAACACCAAACACAATGGATCATCTACCTCAACGATCGAAGGAAGCTCTGTTGCGTCAAGCGACAACAACCAGGAAGGGCAGATCGAGACCAGCGAATTTAAGAGAACAAGTAGACCCAGCGACGGTGAAGCTATGGCCAACGCCAAGAGCCAAAGAACCAGGAAGAACGACCGAGGGTTATGGCAGAGGACTAGCGGAACTAATGGAAGGCAAGGAACAGATCAAGATGTGGAGGACACCCGACGCCCACTGCGACAGGGGTCCCTCTTCGAAGAAACGAATGAAAATGAAACTAGACAAAGGAATGCCGATATCAATCAACGACCAGGTCGCCCATCCCGATATGATGTGGCCGACTCCAAGAGCCTCCAAGGCAATGGGAGAGGACGTCACGAACATCCGAGCACGGAACAAGGACCGCAGCAAGCTGGAGGAACGAGTGGCTCTATGGCCAACGCCTACGGTGGACGCGGCACACAACCGAGCGACCAAGTACAAGCAGGGTGGGACGAGTCTGGCTTTGGCGGCGAAACCGTCAACTGGTGGGAGTCTGAACCCGACGTGGGTCGAGTGGCTTATGGGGTACCCGGCAGGGTACACCGACTTAAAGCATTGGGAAATTCTATCGTCCCGCAAATCGCGGAAGAAATCGGACGTGCCATCCTCAAAGCAGAAGGAGCCGAATGATAAAGTTTGAAAGACACTGGTGTATGCCTAATCATGAAACCTTTAAGATAAAGCCTTTTAAAAATTTAATTCAAGAAGAATTAGGAAATAAATACCTCGACCCCTTTCCTTATCCTTTTGAAAAGGATGCTATAAAATATATGAAATCATTTGGAGATCGTTCAGTCGACAAAATCGTCTTTGATCCTCCCTATTCTCAACGACAGCTCAAAGAAATGTATAAGAATGCTGGGCAAAGTTTCAATCATCCTATGAATAGTGTTGTAAAAAGGAAATCGTTAGAATTACAGAAAAAAACGCCAAGGTTATTTCCTTTGGTTGGAATTCTAATGGAATAGGTAAGAAGTACGGATTTCAAATTTATAGGATTGTTCTCGTTGCACATGGTAGCCAACATAATGATACCATTGCTACGGTGGAGAGGAAAATTCGATGAACACTAGACTATTAAAAATCAATGCGATGAAACGATTCTCAAGATGGTTAGATACCAATCGTGTAGCATTACATCTATGGGATGAGTGGTGCTGGAATACTAAAGTTTTTATGGGTTTAGTTCGCCGAGACGAACAATGTACAGAACGAGATAAGTTTTGTCGTAATAGAAAACGACCTGGCTTTGAACATCTTGAACATGATCGATCAAACCAAGGTTCAAAAGCATATGAATTATTAAAATATATAGAGAAGAGATATGAATCAAGACGAACAGATTAAAGTTTTAAAAGAAACGATCCAATGGTTTAGGAAACAGATCGAGCCTCATGACTGTGGCTGGATGTACACTACCATCGATGGATTAGAACACCGAATAAAAATTTTAAAAAATGAAATTAAAAAGGACTTGCCTAAGGAAACCTGGATCGAGGGCTATAACAAACATAAAAAAAACTACGACCAATGGAAAACAGAGAGGTGTCCGCATAACTAATGAAATATTCAGCTAAAAAAGATTACAAAAAAATACTGGATCATAACCTTAGTACCAAGAAGCTTTATCGCCGTTTGGTGGCTGAAGGAATTATTAATCCCAAGATTCAAATGAAAGAGATTAAAAAATTATTTAATGAAACTCAATAGAAGATATAACTACGTTCAGGCTACACGCAGCGACGACCACGGAGCTCGGACCTACGATGTCGCAGGCATGAAACTTCCATCAGTGACCACGGTGCTGGCTAAGACAAAAGACCAGACTTTTATACGCAAGTGGAAAGAAAAGGTTGGAGAAGAACAAGCAGAACACATTAAGAATTATTCGAGCAAGCGCGGGACTGCCATGCATAAGTTCCTGGAAAAACACATCCAAGGGACAGGCTACGAGGATCTTACTCCAATCGGGCAAGAAGCGTCGCCAATGGCTAAAAAAATTATTGACATCGGGCTACCTCCAATTTCGGAATATTATGGCTCAGAAGTGACAATTCACTATCCAGGTCTTTACGCAGGCTCAACGGATCTGGTCTGTAGGCACAATGATATGCAAACAATCGTTGACTTTAAACAGTCGAATCGCCCCAAGAGGGAAGAGTGGGTGGATGATTATTGTATGCAGATTGCTGCCTATGCCATGGCTCACGACTATGTTTATGAGAGTCAAATCAGGCAAGGAGTCATTATGATCTGTACGCCCGATCTCTATTATCAAGAATTCAAGTTTCAAGACAAAGAACTCAAAGACTGGAAATATAAGTTTTTAAAAAGACTCGATATGTATTATGAATTACAACATGACGAAAAAGAACAATTAACACATGGAACACTTAATGAGGAGTTACTGGTGGAATTTGAAACAGACAAAATTGTGAGTTAGGACCCGCACCTTTCAAGGTAGTGATGGCTACCTATGAGCTGAACTGGTTGCGGTGCTCCTATTGCATTAATACGCTGGTTCAGCACCATCTACAGAATTGTGAGTTGGGATAGAGGGATTTTTCATCCGGGTTGTGGCGGGCTCGAATTAGTTACTTCAACGCCCTCGATTCCCTAAGACTAGGAGAACTCTTTCAGAGAACCTAGTCGTGAAACTTAACGTTGAAGTAGCAACCGCCACGTAAACAAAGGAGGAACTATGAGTATACATGGAAAAGTGAAATGGTTTAACCCAACTAAGGGTTACGGTTTTATTGAACGAGACGACAAAGAAAAAGATGTTTTCGTCCATTCTTCAGCAGCTCAAGCCGCAAGCTTAGAGTTGAACGAAGGAGACCAATTGACATTTGATGTTGAGACCGGCGACAAAGGCCCATCTGCAGTTAATCTGCAGAAAGTCTAATCGTCTTTCACCAAAAGGGTGGTTCCAGGGGGCCTTAACATTTTCTGTTTGTCCGACTGAACTAGTCTAGGCCCCCTAGAACCACCCTTTAAACCTACAAAGGAGGAAATATGAGAGAACCAGGCACACGCCGAGAACATCTCTATAAAGCGATGGTCAAACGCTATGAAAACGAGCAGGAAGACGCATTGGTCAAGATTGACGGTCTAATGGCCGGTGACCTTGTACCAGGGCACACGGATATCACAGGAGAAATTGACAAATTACTGTGTAAAATCGTCCTAGCAGATCAAAAGATGGCGAAATTGCGGCAACATTACGGCACAAATTAGGCACCCGTCTACATATAGGGATGTGAGAAACAATTATTGTTTTTAAAAATAAAAAATATCTCAAAATAATCTGTCAATGTGTCATTTTGAAAGAAAAGATAATGAAATCAATGCTTATTTAAGCAAAATAGTGACAGATTGTTTGACATTTCATTTTTTAAAATATGGCAATATGTCACTAGATATCAAAAACATAGCAATACCAACAAAGTATTCGCAAAGCAAAAACTTTTAAAATTTTATGAATCTTTGATTGTTTTTAAGATTACTTATATAAATTCAAAATGCCTAAACGAAAAAGAAAACCGAGAAGAAAAAGAAAATTCGTGGAACCCACACAGCCAAACGAAATTCCATTTTCAAAGTACAGAATTGAATGGATGGATATTTTATCTGATTCAGGTTGGGCTACCGATAAAGAATTTCATAGAATGAAATTAGCTTTTCCGGTTAATGAAGGTTGGTTATTTAGTAAAGACAGGTACACCATTAAAATGTTTGCATCTTATGATAGGGATGCAGATACGAATGAAATTACGTTTGGTGATCGAACCATGATTCCCTTGGCTTGTGTTAAGAAGATGGTTAAGATTAAATAATGGATGAAGCTGAGTTTGGTGTTGACGATATAAGTGAAGAAGAGTACAACAAATTAAAGGAGGAAACTATGGCTAAAAAGAAGAAAAAAGCTAAAAAGAAGAAAAAAGCTAAAAAGAAGAAGAAAAGATAGTTAGGATGTGGGATCCTGATCGGATGCTGTTCGTTTTAGTGGCGGGAGCGGTTGTTTTGACGTGGGTGATATTTCTTTCACCTTCGCTTTAACTTCTTCTACTTTGCCTTCTAATATAGGACTGTAGTCGTCTAGAATCTTCTTCATTTTAGATTCTAGTTCCTCTTCAGTCATGTCCTCAAGTTTTCCAGTTTTAATAATCTTTCTCTCGATGTAAAGTCCCGCTGCTTTACCTCGAGAGACTTCAGCGTTTACAGCGGAAGAGAAGCTTCTCTTTTTGAGTGCTTCTTCTTTGATACGTGAAAGTTCTGCTACATGTCCCGCATAGGTAACTTCATATTTTTTTAATCTTTCTTCTCTAAGACCTCCCATGTATTGTACTACTAATGGAGATAGTCTTGGGTTTTGTAATTCTGACGCTTCTTGTCTACCACGCTTCTCACTGTAGCCTGCTAGTATGGCAGCTTCTTTGCCAGTTACTGGTCCATCAGGTCCACCGAAAATAATAATCTCGGCGAATCTCTTTTGCATTTCAGTTAATCTTTTGGGAACTCCCATGGTTGACAATTTAAGGTAACATTGTTATAATGTCAAGAATGAATAAAGATATAAAGAGTATGATTAAAGACGAAATGGAAAAGTACCGAGACGAAGATCGTCGGCAAGAGGCCGGTATTTGCATAGTAGGAGCCGCTAGAAAAGATAGAGAAGAAGTAACACCCATTGAACTTCAGGAAGAAGCTGAACGCACTGTTAAAAATTTAGAAATTAGATTAGCCGAATCTCTTGAGGTTAATGAAGCTCATCAAAAAATAAATGGTAAACTACAAATGAGAATCACAGAATTGGAACAGGATAATTTAGAACTTCATGCGGATAATAAGAAATTGGCACATCAGATTGAAGATAGAATTAATAAAATGAGAAAAGCTGGAATGTAATGAGAGTCAAAGACCTACAACAATTTTTACAAAATTTTACAAACAGGGATAAAACAGGAATGCAGGGTAATGCTATTTCTGATGCGGTTATCTTTGTAGAGAAAGATGGATTTTTACATGAGATTAGAAGAATGGAAGTGCATGATCATGCTGTCCCTCTTCTTGGAGTTCCAGGTCAAACTGCTCATAGATTAGTTTTGAAAACTCAAAAAGAATCTCGATTAATTATCCCCACGAAGCTCAAAGATGACTACTAGGGTTACCCCGAAAAATGTATGGGTCCCGAAGCTAAATTATATCAAAAACTTAAGACTGAAACGACCGATATTATCTGGAACAGGATTGAAAATCTTAGCATACTTGGTATGCCTGATGTGTTGGGGTACAATAATTCTGGCCACTTTTTCACTGTCGAATTAAAGGTTGCCAAGGGGAACAAAGTTAAATTTTCCCCACATCAAATTGCCTTCCATTTATCACATCTTAAAAATACTTTTATCCTAATTAATGCCCTCGGTCCGAGGTGCGTGAAACTTTTTCCAGGCTCCATGGTCCGAGATCTTTCAACCGAGGGCCATCGATCAGGCTGGCCGCTTGCGGATTCATGGTCCGAGATCCAAAAAATTTTTAATCAGGTTGCTTGAAGCTTGGTGCTTGTGGCTTGAAGCTTGGTGCTTGGAGCTTGGTGCTTGAAGCTTTTGTCAATAGGTCAAATTGTCTCTGCGACAATTTGTCGCACGCTCCGCGTGCTTGTTGCTTGAGGCCTTCGAGTTGTACCACGCCCCCATTTCCATGAAATTCTAAAACGTTAATCCTGGTCATTATCTGGGTCACCGGTCTGGTCTATTTCGCCAGGTCCACAATTAATGCAAAGTCTATCATTATACCATTCATTCTGTTTGGGTCTGCAACGACATCTAAAACAATATAGAATTTTCATCATAATTTAATGTTTTCCATAGGCTATATTCTTAACGTTACGGTCCCAGCAGGCCCTACAGTCCAGGCACTTGTTGCCTTGTTCTTTAGCCGGACATGTCTTGCCCTTCGTGACTACAGTGCTCGTCCAGGGCCAGCTGCGCGGTGCAGCTCCGTCGACCTTGGTGCCTGAAGCACGAATGCATAAATTTTTTGGAACTACTTCTGAATCCATTAAGGATAGCATCCAAGTCTCACGAGTCGGCAGCCAGTGCTTAGTGTCTGGCGTTGCTTTGCATACTTCAAAAATTTTTTTAAGATGATCCACGCTCTGCAGGTCGCCGCTGTCGTGCCACCTGAACCAGGGTTCACCCTTCACTAGTACGCTCATGGCTTTGATCCATAGTTGACGGCCCACGCTTGCTGCTCGGCGCTGCAGGGCTGCCTGTACGTTGCTGAATCTGTAACGCCCCTTCAGGGCATAGCATCCATGGCACACGGTGCCTGGTATCTTGGCCAGCTTCGAGCCCGTAATGCATTGGGAGGCTGGCAGGTTGTACGATGGCCCGGGCATCTTGGACGGTTTGCTCAGGCCTCCAGTTATTTTTTTAGCTTCTTTTTTTAACATTATATCTTTCATAGTCGAATCATATCATAACATTGTGGCGAAATTATGGCGCTTGTTGCTTGATGCTTGTAGCTTGCTGTCAATACCCCAAATCGTCGCACCACTATATCTTGTGTCAATATGACAAATCGTCGCGCGTCAAAATGTCGCAGCCGCCTTCGGCGGCTTGGAGCTTGCAGCTTTTTTCTTTTTTCTTGGCCAAGTGAAACAGTCGGTTGGTTTCCCACGATCCCCTTGCATACTTGACCCCGGATCCCCCACACTATCTCAGAGACAGCGTTAATAGGTTACCAAACCTAAAGGGATCAGGGCTCAAGTTTGGCCAAGCACTGGAAACCCGAATACGTCTTAACTTATATCCCAGCCCTTACTGGTAGGTAGCAACTTGACCCAGTATCCCGCCATTAAACCCATAGCGCCGAGCGACAGCGATAAGCTGACGAGATACTGGCTCAAGGGCGATGGTTGAGCCTCTATTAAATTACAAACACCACCGCCATTAAACCTTTAGATTAAGCCGAAGCTTCCTCTAAATCTTTTTTAACCTGAGACTGCATGTCGTTTTGGTATTCTATATACTCCTCCTCAGGCGTAAATGGTTTTATGTCTTCTATTTCTTTTTCCATATTCCCTTATTATCCTACATTCTTTCGTTAAAGTCAAGGGGCGGAATGTCGCACCGCCCCAAGATATTAGTTTAATTAACCTAACCTACTCATCCTAATGCCTTGGGCAATAGGGTGCAGATCTTTTTCTTCCAGAGCATTTTGATCCAAAAATGCTGAGACATGATAGGTTTTTATAAATGCTATCTGTTTTTCATTCATTTTATGGAGCGCGTCTTGCTCCTTAACGCTGTAAGGTCTCTTCTCAGTGCCTTTCGCCCACGCCATTAAATCTTCGATGGAGTTGAAGTCAATCACGAGTCGAAACCTTTTTGGTCGAGCCATATGGCTCCTTCCTCTAGCTTGATGCTAGACCCTTATTATATAGGAGAATTATGGCAACAATAAGGCAATTTGAAATTTATTTTTAGTTATCCACAACCACTACATCTTGTGTCAATGTGACATAGTGTCGCAGCTTAATTTTTTTTTAGTATGCCATCTTTTCGCCACAATGTTGTGCGATAATGTTTTTAACTGAAAGGACATAAATGGCAAGAGTAAGAAACAATCAAGGAAATCGGAAAAAAATGGCGGACATTTTTATCCGACCTTATATTGAACAAGAAAATACGCAAGAGCGTGAAGCATATCTTCAAGCAAGAGAAACTGTAAAACCTCTTCAAGATGTAACATGGAAACTTGCGAAACAAATCGTTAGAAAACATTATACACCAGAAGATATTAAGATGGCTTATCATCTTCAAAATAAGTTTGATAATGTTGATACAATTGCGAAAGATAGTTGTTTTCATTTTGGTTACATGAATAAAAAAGATGAAACAGAAAGTGGTAGTGATGGCGAGTGGTCGCATGAAAATCGCCATGATGATCAAGACGATAAGTACATCACGAAGCATTTTGATTTCCGATTAGATGGAAATATAAATGGCTCCGAAAGTTCTAAGCAAAATGATTTTGCTTACGCTTATTTTCGTGATGAGTTAAAAGGCAAAGTTAATAAAGGAGAAAAATGTAATCCCGATATTAACATTGAACAAAATTGGGGTGATGGTAGTGGTGAAAGTAATCACTCTAATCCTCATTGGACACAAGTTGACCATGCAAATGAAC